ACCGACTTGAGCATGAAGGTCTGGCCGTCGACCCGCAACTGATCCCCGTCGCGCGGCGTCACAACTGGCGGCACGGCCATCATGATCTTGCGAGCGACGATGGTGTTGTCGGATCCGGGCTCGGAAGCCTCGTTGATCGACAGATTGAGGATCTGGCAGGCAAACTCCAAGGGCAGGGTAAATATCGGGTCATCCTGATCACCGGATAGCAATTGACGCTGAAGCACCACCGCAGCCTGCCCTTTGACCGCAAGTTTCTGCCGGACCTTTTCGCGCTTGTCCTCGTAATAGCCCATGTCAGTTCGGAGCCTCGCCAACATCAACGAGCATAGGCGGGACAAGGCTGGTCATCAGTCGCACATGGATCGAGGCCCCGGCATTGAGCCGCGCCAATTCGGCCGGCGTCGGCTGCCAGACAGTCAGGACACACGGCATCTGGCCATGGCCCTCCACCTCGATGAGTTCGTCGCGCACCGGCAGGCCGAGATAGCCTTGGCTCTTGCCGAGAACGCGGGTTGTGCCCTCGGGCGCACCGATCATCATTGCTACCTCCACGCCCAGTTGGGCTTGTTGAAACCGGGCTGAGTGCCATCGCAGACCGCCGCCATCAGGCCTTGCAGGAAGCCATAGCGTGGCGCCGACGATGCGCCGTCCTGATAGACGGTCGTTTCGCTCAGGGGCCCGGTGGTTTCCGAGAACGACTTGATCGTCCCGTCGATTGTCGCGTCGGGCATCAGAGGCCCGGAGAGTGCCCGCACGGCCAGTTCAGCGACGGCAGCGACGAGCATGGGCGGCAGGTCCGGCAGAGCATAGCCAGCGGCGTCCTCAGTGCCCACGCGGGGCCACAGCAGGCCTTGCAGATAGCCAGATCTCGAGCCGAGGTAATAGGGACCGAACTGGGCGTCGAGAAAGGCTGTTGCCTCCCGTGCCGCGCCTTCCTTCTTTGCCGTGGTGCCGGCGGCCCATGTGGCTGCCTCGGTCTTGTGAGTGCGTCCGCCCCAATAGGCGTCGATCTGCGCCACGGTGGCGTAGGACTCGGCCCCAGAGACACCAGTGCCGTCTTCGGTGGTCAGGCTCATATCGACACCCCGCGCTGGACGATGACCCGGCCTTCAAGCGCCCGGGTGACGACCCCAGCTGGTGAAACCAGTTCGAGATCATGGCGAAAAATCATGGTCGACACGTCCTCGACGAGCAGAAGCGATGTGTCGGAGGCCAGAGACGCGCTCTCGTCACCAGTCATGGTGAGAGTGACGGTTCCGGCCGCGCCGCCCAGCGCAATCGAGCCGCCGATCGCATCGGATCCGGTCGAGAGATAGGCGACGAACGCGCCGTTGAAATCTGGCTTGATCCCCATGCGCGCGCTGTAGCCTGTGAGGTCCGCCAAGACCCCGCCGGGGCGATGGGTGTAGACGAACGTCCACGTTTGCCCTTGGCGAATGGTGAGGTCTTGGCGAGTGGTCATTTGATCAGGCCTCGATCAGTTTTTCACGAAGAGTTGCAGCGGACCAGCGCTTGTCGACCTCGGATCCTGTGGCCTCAAAATACTTGGCCCGCAGCATGATCAGGTCCATTTCGTCGGCGTCGAGTTCCTTTTCGACAATCTTGGCCCCACCCGAAGGTGCCGATGTCTCAGGCGCCCCGGTCAGGTTGGCCATGACCTCGAGCGGCTCATGACCGATGAAACCTTCTGCCAGCAGGCCGGGCCCCAGTTCTTCGGGAATGTTAGTCGGGCAGGGTCCGACATTGGCCTCGAGCGGCGTCTTGCCGTCAATCGAGTAGAGGAAGCGTTTCAGGACGAACATTTGGTTGGTTCCTTTCATGAGAAAACCGGCCCGAGTTTCCCCGCGCCGGTTTAGGTAGCAGTCAGATCAGCCCGGATCAGACGGGCGGGTTGGCAGTCGGCCGGACCTTCGGGTCGCCCAGCACAGCGAGGATAGCCAGCGGCGCGGCGCCAGTGTTGGCGACCACGTTGGTCAGTTCCAGCGACACATAGCGCTTGCCGCCCTTGTAGCCGATCTTCTTGCAAACGCCGTCATCGGCGAAGGTCAGGCCAGCCAGAGCCTCCGAACCGATGATGAAGTCGGAGGCGACCTGCGTGTGCGAGGCCTGCGTGGAGGTGGCTCCGTCCTTCAGCGTGGCCGACCACGTTGCGTCAACATCGGCCAGCGTTCCGGTCATCACGACAAAGGTCACGCTCTCATAGCCCAGCGTGTCGATCGCGACGGTCTTTTGTGCAGTGCCGTCAGAAACCACAACAGGGGCCAAGGCCACCTTGAAGTTGAGGTCGTTCATATTGTCTCGAGCCGCCATGGCGTCGATCCTTCTTTTGAGGGGTGGGATAAACGGGCGACCGGAGCCGCCCGCCGGATCAGGTCAGGCTCAGGTCGAGCATTTCAGTTTGCGGATCGCCTCGGCCAGCGTGACCTTGCCGCCCGAGCGGCGACGGAACAAGAAGCGGATCTTGCCCGTGGTCGACTGGGTGAAGGGGTCACGCAGCATTTCCATGGCGATGCGGTCGACCATCGTGTAGCCGCGCTTGAAGTCGCCATAGGCCACGGGATAGAGGCCAGCGCCTTCCAGCGGCATGTCGGGAACTTCGACATAGCCGTCGCCGTCGATGGTGTTCGGGCGGCCCTGCGCGATGCCGGGCATCCAGAGATACTGGTTGGTCGTGTCCTTCAGTTTCCGCACCGAGCCGATCGAGGTCCGGTTCAGAATGTAGGTTCCGTTCCGCATATAGTCCGACTTCACCGCATACTTCAGCGAGATCAGGCCATCAGCGGTGATCGTGGTGGCAGCGCCAGACACGGTTTCCCCGACCGACGAGTTGGTGAGGATCCCTTCCATTTCTCCGATGCCAGTGCCCGAGACGAACTCGGTGCCTTCCAGCTTGGCGAACTGTTCCGTCGCTTCCATCGAGATCTCGGCCTGCATGTCGAACGCGGAGTCCTCGAGCAGGTCGTTGGTGATGTCGATGAAGGCGTAGGCTTCCGGCGCCAAGATCTCGTCCATCCCGTAAGCCAGACCGGTGCTTTCGGTCTTGGTGCCCTGTTCGATCACGCGGCTGGCCGAAAACTGGCCGGTGCGCTTGGGCAACTGGATCGACTTGTTGGCGGTCGAACGAACGCGGGCCAGAGCGCGGGCCGGCGAGATCTCGGTCACGCCCTTGATGATCTCGCGCACGTATTCGGATGGGGCCAGAAAGCCGCCGGCGGTTTCGGTCGCGATGTTCAGCGCCTTGTATTCCAGACCGATGTCAGACACGGCCTTTTGCTGCTCAACGCTCAGGTTGGCCATGCCCATCGTGAAGGCATTGGCGACAGCCTTGGTCCACGGGGCCACGCGGTTCTTGATCTCGTCGCCGCCATCGGACTTGGTGGCGCTGCGCTTCATCGCCGTTTCGAGACGGTCGAACCGCTCGGTGGCTTCGGCCAGAGCCTTTTTGGTCAGGTCGTGATCCTTGGCCTGAGCCTCGAACTTGTCGAAGAAGGTGTCCATTTTCTTCAACTGGTCGCCAAAGAGAACGTCTGCCGAGCCCTTCTTTTCGATCTCGATCAGGCGCTGGTCGTTCTTCGACTTGTATTCTTCGAAGGCGCCCATGACCTCGCGGATGACCTTTTCCGGGGCCTTCTGATTGCCGTCGTCGTTCTTGTGTTCCAAGCGAACATTCATGTCGTGTCCTTTCTGGTGATGTCAGGCGCGGAACAACCGCGTCAGGTCTTGAAGTGCTGCAATCGCAGCGTCATCGCTTCCCCCGGCATCCCGCTCGGTCTTCAGCGCCTCATAGCCGCCGGCGATGAACGCCTTGGCCATTTTCGAAGACAACCCAGCGTCCCGCATGAGAAGTTCTTCGATTTCACGTTTCGTCGGCACATCGCCCGATTTGACGCGCTGCACAAGTGCATTGCCGTTCATCGGGAAGGTAACCACGGAGATCTCCATCAGGTCGACAGCCAACAGGCGGCGAATGCCCATCGCTCGGTCGACCTCATCTTTCGTCGTTCGGTAGCCGATGGACAGCCCGTCAATGGAGCCGTCCTTGAGCAGTTCATAGGCTTCGGCTGCCTTCTGGATCTTCAGGTTCAGCCGACCGGCGCACCAAAGGCCCTTGGCGTCCTCTCGCATTTCGGTGAACTTGCCGATGACCGATGAGGGATCGTGCTGCCATAGCATCTTGACGCGCGCCGCCGGCGTCATGATCAGGCTGTTGGAAAAGCATCCGGCAGCCAGCACATCGCCGCCGCCGTCCACGTTCCCGAAAACCGCGCCATAGCCCTCGAACTCGCCGGCCGCGCTGACCTCTTTGATCTCGAGCGTCGAGCGGCCAAATTCGCCGCGGAACAGCCCCTCTTTCGTCTCAAGCGTCTTGTGCATCTGCGGTGTCCTGTGCTGCCGGATCTTCGCCCGGGATGGTGTCGTTCTGGTCGCCGGCCACGGTGTCTTCTGGCGGCGTGTTGTCGCTTTCGATCAGTGCCAGCGCGGCGGCGACAATCGCGTCCTCGCTCATGGAGGCGTCAAATAGCGCGACCGATTTCATGTAGCGGATCAGGGGCTGCAAGCCGACCGTGGGAATCACTCCCACCAGAGCGGTGAGAACGCTGGGATCCACCTTCTGCACCGCGCCGGGCTCACGCGGCCCATAGTCCAGAGCGGCCCGCGCCTCGTCAGCGTCGATCACCCCGGCGGTCAACAGTTCCTGCGTGGTCTTGCGCTTGCTCTCCCGGCGCGGTTCCAAGGCCGTGATGTCGTCGAGATCCGGCTTCAGTTCCAGCCCTTCACCGAATTTCGGGCAGAGCCATTCGTTCAGACCTGACACGACGAGGCCTACCAGCGGCAGGATGGTTTCCTCGTAGAGCGCCAGCTTGGCCTCTGCCATGTTGTTGTAGGTCGATTGCCCGGGCACGATCAGCATGTGCGGGACACCGAAGGCCGTGCAAATGTCGCGCGCCGCGTCGAGTTTGCCCTCGCCGAAATCCATGTCGACCATGTTCATGCCCATTTCGAGCCACTGGACAGACCCACCGAGGATCATCGGCTTGCCAGCATTCTTCGGCCCGCCGTGCCGCGCTGTCAGTTCGCGCTCGGCTGCCCTGATCACATCAGGCGGCGCGCTCACTGCTTGGTCGCCTTGCTTGATAGGCTCGAACACCAAGGCGCCGGACGGCCGGGCCCCATTGTCGAGCAACGCCTTGTTGTGCGCCGATGCCGAATTGTGCCGATCGACCGCGATGGCTGCCGTCTCGACCCGGCTCAGTCCATACCAGTCATCGAGCGGGTTGAACTCCTTGACGTGCATGATCGCGCCCTGCCCCGTCAAAGGATCCACGTCCCAGCGCAGCCGGCGGCCCATGAACTCGAACTCGTAGGCCTGCGGGATGCCGAATGCGCCCGGCACGACCTTCATTCGCTGCGGCGCCTGCACCCACAATTCACGCGGCGGCTTGCGATCGGGCCCCACGGCCTCGAGATAGGTGTTGCCGGAGATGAGCAGGTAACCGAATAGCGCCTCGCGCATCTGGACGCCACCGATCATCGGAGCCGGGCGCTTGAGCAGATCCAGCAAGGGGTGCGTCTCGATCTCCACGCCGCCACGACCATAGAGGCATAGATCCACCCCAGAGGAAGCCGTGGCAATCATCTTGATGCACCGGAACGCAATGGCGTTAAGGTTGTAGGATTCCTTGGCCAGATTGCCGTAATCGCGCGGCGTCCAGACTGGCAGACCGACCGTGTGATGGCTGATGATCGGGCCAGCCGCTGAGGCCTTGCTCTCGTCGGGCAGCATGACACCCTCCTGCACAACCTCAATGGCGGCGCGGTTGCGGCCCCATGTGCGGGGGTTCCAGATCGACATCAGTCTTCACCCCCAGAGACAAACCATTCGAATTTCGGCATGTTGTTCAGCACCATGAATGCCCGTGATGAGGCGTCGACCTGATCTTTGAATTTTCCGGCAGGGAACAGTTCGACTTCATCGAGGTAATCCTTGTTCCACTCGCCCTTGACGAGTTTGACGTTTCCGATCTCGACCTGCGCCGCGAAGGGTTCCGCCCGTGTTTCCTTGTCGCCGGATTCGGTCGACATATGATAGTCATGCCCCGCCGCTGCCTTGACGATCGCGTTGGCCCAAGCCTTGCCGCCGGCGCCAGGATCCTGCGGCACGGATCCATAGACCGAGCCGTAGATCGCGTCGTCCTGCGAGGCCGTGTTCTTGATCAGCGCCTCGACACCGCCAGAAGTCAGTTGCGCCTTCGTGGCATCGGCGATGATGAACTCGCCTTTCGGCGTGATGCCCATCAACACACCAGCTGTGCGAGCGGACGATATTTCCTTTGACGCAGCCAAGTCCCAGCCGCGCACCCAGCGGACAACTGGAGGCGCTGCCGGGATGATCTCAAAGTCTGCGCGCTTGAACATGCCGCCGTCGCGCGGCGCCGGGCGCTGCTGGAACTGGCCTGCGGTCGCGTATTTACCCATGACCTTCTTGTCGCGCTCCACCACCGAGAGTGGGAAGCGGTTTGGCGCCAGAAGTTCACCCTCTTTCGTGCGCGGGTCGACGAAGCCGATCTTCGTTCTGCACCGCCGGCCGGGCTCAAACTCCATCGGGAGGCAGAGGTGTTCATAGCCGAGGTCGTTGGCCAGCACATATCCGCTGGGGTCGTCCTGATGCACCCGCTGCATGCAGATGAAGAAGCCGGATCGCTCCGGGTCGACAAAGCGCGATGGCAGCGTCTCGGTGAGGACTCGAATGGCGGTTGCCCGGTGGACTGGGCTGTTCGCATTTTCAGGGTTGAGTGGATCATCCCAACCAACGACGTCGCCGCGCTTCCCCGTCATGGATGCGACCGCGCAGGATTGCCGAAACCCCATGCTCTCGTTCTCGAACAGCGTCTTTTCGTTCTGGTCGCTGGTGATAGGAGTGGGCCAGCGGTTTTGAAACCACTGGCTTTCGACCAGCAACCTCGTCCGGCGATTATCCCGGGTCGAGAGCGTTCTATCGTGTGACGCGCCGATGAAGCGCGCCTGCGGCATTCCGAACGGGCCCCATAGCCACGCAGGAAAGAAAACGCAGGTCGTCGACGACTTCATCGTTCCCGGCGGCACGTTGATCACCAGCCGCGTGATCTGCGACCGAGCCAGCGCCTCCAGATGCTCGGCCATGGCGTCGATGTGCCAGCCTGCGGTGAAGTCGATGCCCACCTCGAGCCGCTTCCATGCCAGTTTGATGAAGTCCGACAGGCTGCGCTTCGAGATCTCCCTGTCGATGGCGTAGAGGTCAGCCTTCGACAGTTTCATCATCATCGTCGTCTGACCGGAGCCGGGCCTGCAGCAATTCCTGCAGCGCGTCGTCGCTGAGTAGAGACGTGTCGAACTGCGGATCATCCGGCGCGACCGGCTGGATGCGGAGGGTTTCGCGCCACTGCGCGCGGGTCTTCATCCAGAAGATCTGCGCTGCGGTGTCGCCGGCCTTCGCCTTGTTGAAGAGCGCGCCACCGATCACAGCGTTGGCCTGAGCGGCGGCGGTGTCCAGTTCGCGCCGGTAGTGCTTGCGCAGGGTCTTGGCGTCGATGTTCAGGATGGTCGCAATCATGTCCTGCGGTGTGCCGACCGTGGCGTGGAGCGAGACAACCTGCCGGCTTTCGTCGGTTGGTTCGTATTCTGCACGAGACATTGGTTCAAATCCGGTTGAAGACCCTACGGATCACATACGATCGGGCCAGTGATATCCCGGTGAAGACTGCCGCTATTCCGGCGGCGTCCTTTGCCGAGACGTGGTAGCCAAAGGCCGGCAAAACGATCGATGTCGCAGCGATCGAAATTGCATAGCCTATGGCGACGTTGGCGACAGCCTCGACGGCACTCAGGCGGCGACTTTGCATCGCTCCTCCCGCACCGCGGCATATGTCCGGCCGTCCTGCTCGAGGATGGCCTCCGCGCCGGTAAAGCCCTGCCACCGCGCGACGATCACGTCGCAGTAGCGCGGATCCAGTTCCATCAGCCTAGACGCGCGGCCGTTCTTCTCGGCGGTGATCGCTGTCGTCCCGGACCCTCCGAAGCTGTCCAGAACCACATCGCCCTGCCGGGTGCTGTTCAGCATCTGGTATTCGAAGAGCGCGACAGGCTTCATGGTCGGATGCTCGCCGTTGCGCGAGGGCTTGTCGAACTCAAGGATGGTGGTCTGCTTGCGGTCTGTGCCCCAGAAATGGCCGGCGCCAGCCTTCCAGCCGTAGAGGCAAGGCTCGTGCATCCAGTGATAGTCCTGCCTGCCGAGGATAAGCGATGACTTTTTCCAGATGAGGCACTGCCGGACCTTCCAGCCAATGTCTTGCGCCGCACCTCGGAAGTTGAAGCCTTCACTGTCGGAGTGCCAGATATAGAACACTCCACCATCGCGCATCACCGCATCCGCAGCGGCATACGCATCCCTCAGGAATAGCCTGAACGTCGCGTCCGACATGGCGTCGTTCTGGATGGTCATCGCGTCCTTCGTCTTGCCCTCATAGGCCACGTTGTAGGGCGGGTCTGTCAGCCACAGGTCGGGCGCAGCGCCGGCGCAGAGCGTCTTCATGTCCTCGACGCTGGTGGAATCCCCGCACATCACCCGGTGCTGTGCTTTGAGCCGCAGCTTACCCATGACTGACCTCATCGAATGTGCGGCCCGAGGCAGCGTGAACGGCCTTCTCGCCGGTGAAGAACTGCCAGCGCCGCACCGCGACATCGCAATAGGCCGGGTCCAACTCCATCGCCAGAACCCGGCGGCCGGTGCGCTCTGCTGCGATGATGGTCGACCCTGACCCACAGAACGGCTCAAAGACCACGTCCCCCTGCGCGGTGTAGGTCTCGAGCATCATTTCCGCCAGCGCGACAGGGAACACCGCTGGGTGTGAGCCTGCATCGCCGATGTCGCCCTTGTGGCGGGTCACACGGATCACGTTGTCCGGGATCTTGTGCGTCCCAGCGAATAGCAAACCGTTCCCGATCTTGGGAACCTTGCCGTCCTTGTTGCGCAGGCCGCCCGCGCCCCGTGTTTTCGCCTTCACGTTCTCTGGCATCTTCTCGACGATCTTGTTCGCCTGCCGCGCCACTCGGTTGAAGTGGAAGATGAACTCGAATGACGGCGCGAGCCGGCCGGCCCAATCGCCAGGGAGGCCGTGCCCCTGATCCCAGACGTAAAGACCGAAGCGCCGCCAACCAGCCTCGCGCATCCATCCCAACCAGCCATCCCAATATGGCATCCACTCGCCGGCGTCGTGGATCAGTCCAAGATTGACCAGCAGTTGCGCGTCCTGCGTCAGCGGCGCGGCGGCGAAGACGCCCTGCATCAGCTTGTCCCAATCCGAGACCTGCGCCTTGGCCGCGCCGTAGTCGCGCTGCTGGCCATATGGCGGGCTCGTGAAGCAGAAGGCTGCATGCTCCCCGCCCAGCAATGCGATCGCTGCCACGTCGGTGCTGTCCCCACATGCCAGCCGGTGGCGGGCGACCAATCGCAGCTTACCCACAGGGGCACTCCCCGCCGGCAGCCAATCCATCCGCGTAGGACATGGTCTTGCCGCAGTCCTCGCACTCCCAGTGCGCGCCAAGCAGCCACACATCGCCGGGTTTGGTCGCCGGCACCTCTGGCACAGGCGGCACCTCGTCCGGGTCGCCGCTGCCGCTGTTCTTCGGAGGCGCGAGGAACGAGCCGATCTCGCCAAGATCGAAGCCAGTGAGGGACAGGTCGAAGCCAGCACTCTTGAGGTCGCCAATCTCCACGCGCAGCAGGTCCATGTCCCATCCGGCATCCAGCGCCAGCCGGTTGTCGGCCAGCACGTAAGCGCGCCGCTGGGCCTCGGTAAGGTGTGAAGCCTCTATCACCGGGAGGGCCGCCATACCAAGCTTCTGTGCAGCCAACACGCGCCCGTGGCCCGCAACGATGCCGTTGGCGCCGTCGACGATCACCGGGTTGAGGAAGCCGAACTCCTTGATGCTGGCAGCGATCTTGTCGACCTGCGCCGGCGAGTGGGTTCTGGCATTCCTTGCGTAAGGAATCAATTCAGCGACGTTCGCCATTTTATAGGCGGGAAAATCGTTCATTCTGGTTCTGCCTTTGTCCTGGTGACCACCTGCGCTGTTCGCAGAGCGCGAGGTTTCGGACGCTTCCGAGGTGTAAGGTCTCTGCTGTTGTTGATCGGATCGCCCCAGCGTTTAAGTCCGCCGGGGCGTCCTTTACTTCCAACAGGGAGGAAAGGCCGGTGCGTCCTTTGCGGACTTCTCTGGCCAATTTCAATGTGTCAAATCCCCCTGAATCCGTCAAGAGCACAAACTATGGTTGCGGAACGTGTGCTGATTTTAAGTAAAGCACTGAATTCGCATCGCATTCGACTTGCGGAGGTTCGCGTGTTGCGATAAGTGTGGTGCAGGGCGATGGAGCCCATCCTACCGGAGCGACGATCATGAAAAGACTTGCCGACCTTGAGACCATGAACAAGACCCGCCGCGCGCTGGGTAACGACC